CAGAAAGGCGGGCGTCACCAATAATCATGGTTGACGCCCGCCCGGGATATCTATTACGCGACAATTCCTTACACCATGTCTTTGTGCATGATGGTGCCCTTGGATTTGCCGGTGATTTGCAGGATATCGTACTTCACACCCATCTTCATAAAATCCTCATTGCTGGTTTCTATGGAGCCGTCAGGGGAGGAAGATGCAAACCGATAGTGCAGTACCAGGGGTCCGCTGCTATCAATAAAGACGATCAGCAGAGATACTTCTACTGGAACGTAGTTGGCGGGAATCGAGAATTGTTTTTTAGTGGTATCGACGGCGCCATCTCGGCCAAACCGGTGCTGAAGAGGTTCCTTGGTCCATTGGGCGTATTTGACTACAACAGAATCTTTGGATTCAGTTTTTGTTTTCCGTAGCGCTGGGTTTTCCCATACCCCCTTAACCTCACCACCGGAAATGTCAGAGTTGATCCCTGGTAGCGAGTCCAGAGCTGTATAGCCAACTGGCGTGAAAGTGCCGGCGTTTTTAGTGGTGTCTTCAAGCCATTTTGTGATAACCGTCAACTCCGGGCAGTCAGTATCTTTCGGGGCGATAAGCACCGCACCTTTCCCAGGAATAAATACAGCATCGTCTACATATGCCATGGTTATTGTCCCCTATCCCCCCTGACAGTCAGGGTGTATGTCGCAGATATTTGCTCGACCCCTGACGGGTTATGCGGCGCAATCCGCAGAGGTTCACTGTCGGTTATTACGATAGCCACGCCGGTAGCAGGATGGTCACTAAGCGACAAAACCGCCTCCTGAACCATATCCGCTATATCGGCTACCTGGTCGTAGTCAGGCCCCAATACGGTCACGGATATCTGGGATTCGAAAAGCATTCGATTCCATGGCATACGAGTAGTTGGCGCCATTCGAACAGGCGTGACCAGCGTCGTTATCACCCTTGGGTTCAACCACGCATCTATAGATGCCGTAGCATGGCTCTCCGGCACGGTTTCGTTGATGTGTTCAACAACCCGTTTGATGATATCCGGGCGGGTATGTTTGGGCGTCATCTAAGTTGGCCTATGGATCGTAGGAGTATGAATTTTCCTGGTACGAATTTGCCGAGTTCGCCACCTTTTTTTTGTGCGAAATGCCCGTATTCGATAGCGAGAGCGGCGGGGTGGTCGTTGTACACATATCGGTCGGTAACGCCGCCTTTGCCGCGGGCGGTGCCGATTTTGAAATTTTGGGAGTATTCACCAGTGTGGTGGTGTTGGGCGGCGGCGGCTTCGGCTTTAGTTTTGATAGCGGCAGCGGCTTCATCGAGGATGCCGGATTCGGCGGCAAGTTGGGCCATCTGCCGCCCGGTTTTCATGTATATTTTCGCCACGGTGACGCTAAACCCCCTTGGTTTGGGTTGCCTGTTTGAGGCGTACTACGGTTCTGGCGGTGAGTCGTGAGCTGGTAAAACGTTCGGGTTCCCCGACAATGTTGTACAGCATGCCGTTACTGTCAAGCACTTGAGATAGTGAATCCCCCGGGAAAGTCCGGCAAAGGAAGTTTTTCATCGTGAGTACCTGGGTTTCGCCGGCGGTGGCCACGCCTAGAATCTCATCTGTGGTTGATGGCTGTATCCTCCCCCAGCATTCGACTCTGCCGGTTTCTACCGGCACTAGGCGCCCGTGACGCCCTATTTGATTTTCCCGGAGTATCACCGTGACTTTATCTGTGGCGTGGGTTTTATGCCGCAGGCTCACCAGATCACCTGACCTTGCCGATTCTGGAGCATGTCACCGCGGTAGGTGCTGATAGTGCCAAAGCCCTTGATCTTAGTTGTGGTGGTAGCGTAATCCCGGAGGATTGCCAGCTGGTCAGGGGTGAAGATTGCCGATTTCGTCACTGATGAATCAAGACCGTAGGAGTAGCTACCATCTGATTCTCGGGTAAACCGGTCAGGATTGGTATAGAGCCGGCGGGCAGCTATGGCGAGTACCGGCACCACGCCCGCCGGCAAATCTTCAGGCTGTTTCCACGTTTGTTTTGTTTCGTGGAGTGCTGCGGCGCTTACCATTTCGATCACCCAGGCGGCGAATCCAGTATCGAAAGTGGCGGCTTCCTCCTGGGGGAGGGAGCGTTTCAGGTCGTCACTGGATATGAGTTTCACGGTGGCCATGGGTGATCTCCTTATTTAGTGGTTAGGGTCCGGCGGGGACGGGGGTTTTCGGCTCTTCCATGCCTTCCTTACCGGTCAATTTCACAATGCGTTGTAGGTCGAGTACCTCAGCTTTTGCGAATGTGTCAATAACGGCACGATCTTGGAGCTTATCCACATCGTAATCATGCAGGTAGCGGAGGCTGAAGCCGTCTTGGGAGATTGTGGCGGAGAAAGCGGCGCCCTTCGGCGGGGCGCTTACCCGGCTGGCAAGCGTAATTGCGTCCATCTTGTAGGCGTAGGCGGCGTAGGCGTCAATAACGTTGTCCTCTACAACTGTGAGTCCGTAGAGGCGACCTAGGATATTTTCCCGGAGGAGCCCATCGGTGCCGGCTTCGTTGACCTTGGTGAGGCTTGGGGTTGCCCGGAGGGCTGCTGCCCAGCCGGCGCCGACCACTAAATACCGGTCTTGGGGTTTCACGCCGCGGGAGTTCAGCAGGTTTACCGCGTAGCGGATTGCCGGGAGCACACCACTGTGGTCGTCTGCTTTCAGGTTCTCGTTCTTGAATCGGGTACTCAGTCCCAAGCCCATGCCGTTGAAAACCTTATCGGCGGCTTTCAGATCAGCGGCAGTATCGTAGGCGGTGCCATCTGTGGAGAAAAGCTTGTTTTTTGCGCCACGGTCTTGTGCGGTAAGACCTGCTGGCACAGACTCGAATGCCTTTACAACCTCATTATTTAGGGCGTCTGCTACGGTCTCCGCCATGGGGGCAATGACCTGGGTTTCCATGGCGGTGAGGTCAAACGTGACGAAATTATCCGGCAGCTTCACAGCCTGGTAGATCTGGTCAGTGATCTTCATGCTGCGGTACGGTTCGTACAGGTCAGAGTAGGTGATTGACCGGTCAGCTGCACGATCCGCTGCGGTGTATACCCGGGCGTCAGCCATATACACCGGGGATTTAATGGTGATAGCGCCACCGCGACCGGGGATGAAATCTTGGGAGAAATCCTGATTCACGATCCGCGAGAGCGTGGAACGGTTCCGAACCGCCGCGAGTGTGGAGCGCGCAATCTGCGGCTCAGTATATAGCATATGCATTATATATGTCCTTAGCTTAGGTTTTAGCGTTTGTAAATACGTTCACCAATCTTGGAAAGATCGGTTTCATCTTCGGGTTTGGTGCCGCGACTATCTTGGGCTAGACCGTCGAAAAAGCTTTTCCGTTTCGTACCTGGGTTTTGCTTTTGAATACTGTTGAGGGCTTCCGCTAAGCGCTTCGCGTCTTCTTCCATTTCTTCATCTGTATTGCCCCGCACCCATTCGGATAATTCAGCAGGAACACCGGCTTTTTTGGGGATTTCGTACTGCCGTATCTTCTGTTCGGATTCTTTGGCACGCTGCCGGAGCGTTTGATTTTCCCGATTCAGCTTGTGGATCTTTTTCAAGGCATTTTCTAGGTCACTGCCGGTTTCATTGTCGCCTCCTGGGGCGGCATCCTTGCCGTCAGCCGTGTCTTCGCTTGATTCTTCCTGCTGGCCAGCGGCGGAATCCTCCCGGGGTTCTGCCACATTGTCAGCTTCGGTGTCAGCGTCTGATTCCGGGGTTGAGGTGTCGCCTCCTGGGGCGGCGGTTTCTTCTCCGTTGTCTTCTGCGGTTTCCGCTTCCACGTTTTTGCCGGCGGGCTGGTTGGCAGAGGTAGCCGCCTGGGCTTCCCCCGCCTGGTTTCCATTTTGGTATTTTTCGACGACTTCTTCGATCAGCTGTAATACTTCTTCACGAGTCAAGACTATGATCCCCTCTTTATGTCCCCCGTCACAGAACCGCTCCGGGCGGTTATTGATGGTTATCTACATACTGGCAGCGTGTTTCTTGTACGACTCGATACGCGACAAAAGTACTTTTCTCTGGTGCTTTAGACTGAAAAGGTTTACATCACGGTCAGCAGCTCCGTGGGCCTTCATTACTGCAATTTCTTTCTCCACACCTTCAAGGCGTTTTTGCAGGTCAGCAACCTGTTTCAGGTAATCATCCTTCGTGAATCCCACAATTGGGCTTGCCACCCATGGATTAGTTTTCTTTTTCTTTTTCGGCCTTTTTGTCCCCTCAGATTCTAAAGCCCCTTCATAATCGTCAGGTAAGGTTTTTGAATCCCACCACCTACGCCACGCTTTGAAAGAGTCCGGCTGCCCAGCGGCAACTTCTGCCCACTCCCACGCCAACCGGTCGCCAATCCCAGGAAGGCGAATTTTCCCGGCGCGCTCGTACACGGGTTCGAGTGTGCAACCGCAGTAATCGTGTACTTTGAATTTTCCGTCACCGATAAATCGGCTATTAGCGGCTTTAAAAGCATCACTTCGGTATAGTCCGGTGCCGTCTGGTAGGAATCCGGTGTATGAAACGCCGCGGCTGGCAAGCATGGCGCAAAACGCACATGGTTTCGAATCGAGTACCCGGGCATAGCCGATTGGGCCTTTCCCATGCTCGACGTCGTGGATGATGGCGCGCCTTCCGCCATCTTGGGCTATTTTTTGAGCTTTTGCGGCTACGGCTTTCGCGGTTCTCTGTGTGACTTCGTTGCTGGTCAGGGATTGTTTCACTGCGATTTTCGCGGTGGCCCTGATTGACACGATAACCTGGTGCACGGCTTCGCTGGGCTGGTAGGTGTCGGTGCCGAAATCTATTGGTTGCCTATTGCGCTTCGGCACTTCAGCATCCCGGAAGTCGACCATGTAGTTTTCGGACAGGTGTTCGGAAACTGCACGATATTGGAGTATTCGCGGTACGATTTCTTCCGCGATTCGGATAGCGGAGTCGTCGATATCGCTAATTTTAAACAGTCGTAGCACTACTTCTATAACCCAGTTGACTAGGCGTTCTGCTAGTGTGGCTTGGGCTATTCGGTGGTTTTCGGTGAGCTCTCGACCCCGGTTGGTTTTAGCCACCGGTTACCTCATCTTCATTTCGTGCTGTTTGCCGCTGGAATAGAGCGTTCATTGGGTCGGATTCGAGTTCTTCGTCAGCTAGGCGTTCCCATTCTTCGATGGTGGAGCGTTCGATATTGGGGATGAGAGGCCAGAGGGCACGTTTCGGCACACCTAGCATTTGGGCGGCTTTCCCTAGGGCATCGACGGCTTGGCTCATGGACCTGATTTCCGTATCTTGCCACGTAACACGTAGCATCGGATCGTCTGCCAGCTCTGCTAGCCCGGCATGGTCGGCGATAATTTGGAGCAGCGTATCGTACGAAGCGCTGGCGTTCGCCTTCCGCTCTGATACCTTTTGCATGAGGGGGCCCCGGGCGGCGGCAAGCGCTTCGGGCGTAAGGTTGCTCATTTGCCCGGTAAGGGCGTGAGCCGGTGTTTGAGATACTGCCGCGAGAGCCTCAATATCGGATTTGAAGGATTCCACGAATGGTTCTAACGCTGTGGCGTCTAGCACGCCAAACCTGGTTTCTGGGTCATCGGAAACCAGCATGTCTTCTTGTGCGAGTTTGATTTTCAGGTGGTCTGTGGCTGCTTCATCTGGTTGATCTGTTGGGTCTCCGTCCTGATCTTTAAGAACCGGCAGATCAAGCCCCGTGACAGTTTTCACTTTCCAGGAGTTGAAGTGTTGGGCAAGGAGCCGGTCATAGGTAGTTTTATTTATCCGCTGAGCAGTAGGGATGAACGGTTCAACCTCCCCTATCACATTGCCGTCTAGGTCTTCCTGGTTAGCAAACCTGACGACCGGCACGTAATCCACGTCCAGTTCTTCGCAATTGAGGATAGCGTATTCGGAAGAAAAGCCCGTTTCATCACGGGTAATAGTTCCGGGATTGGGGTTTTCCCCGATATCGTATCGGACACCAGGGAAGAATAATGACCAATAGATGCGCCCGCCATTTGAATATTCGTATAAAGCCGCCGCCGGGCGATGGTCGAAACTGCCGGTATCTCCGTATTCTACAGCCATAGTGCAGGGAGAGAGAAGCCGAACCAGTGGTATTTCATTATCGTAATAATTGTGCGTCACCAAGGCATACGAGTGCCCATAGGCGATAAAACAGCGATGGTTAGCAATCTGCCGCGAGTGTAATTTATTTGCCCGCCAGATACGCCAAAGCTCAGAGGTAGGGCCTTTACTAGAATAAATGTTATCGACAAACATGGCCTGGGTCACATTGTCTACCACGAGTTTTAGCCATGGGGTGCGGGAAAGCATAGATAGACCTTTGTGCTCTGTTGTTGCTTTCCGGGGCAGTTGAAACCCCACCTCTAGTTCAGGGCGCAGCCACGAATTAATGTTCGCTACCTGCTGTTTTTGAATTTTGAGTTTCTGAAGCATGCGCTCGAACGTCTGTAAAACCTCAACAGCTTGGAACAGCGCTAGATCCTCTACGTTCATTTATGCGACCCTCCCGCGGCGTTTCTTGATTGGCTCCATGCTCAGCCCCCGCAGCGCCAGCGTCACGGCACGTAGAGGCTCTACAGGTATTCCACCAAACGCTTGCCATGTCCACGCTGTACGCGACGCTCCGACCGGGCGTCGGCGGGCTGTATAGGCGGCGTCATCTAGCATTGGGTGGGAGCCATGCAAAAGCGTGGGTTCGAAAACCAAATTTTCGTCAAGATTCACGAGCCGGTCATAGAAATCAGCGCTGCCGGCGGTGAGGTCCCGGGTGGTAGCTAGCGAGACCGGTATACCCGCCGCCGATAGCCGCGGCACCATAGCCGAAGCACCCGAATATGAGTCAATAACGATACCCGCTACCGGCTTTGATTTTTTCACAAGAGCATGCAGCAGATCCTGTACTTTCGCCACCCCGTTTAGAGCGTCGATGATCTCAACAATTACCCTACCGTCGTTAAGCAGAGCGGCACCCGCCACAAACGCTTTAGAACGATCCTGGGTGATCTCCAACGCTAGAGAGCGCTTTTTCACTCGGTAACTCTGGAAAATCTCCTTGGACACCACGGCACGATCCCACAAATCAACACCAATAACAGCATCAGCTGAATTATCCGCCCACACACCTAGACGCTCCCGCTGGTATTGCTCTTCACCCATGATTGACAGCTCGACTTCTCGGACCCAATCCCACGAAATCAGATAGCCTAAAGACGGATTGGACTTTTGAACAGCTTCTCGGCTTCGCCAATCTATCTTTTTGATATCCACGGACCATTCAAAAAACGCCAAATGCTTATTTTCCTCTGGGCGCTCTGTAGCGTCTTCACGAAGGTTTTTCAGCACGGTGGAGTAGTCGAAACCGGTTGACGACGTGAACCAAACCTGGGCGTTTTCACGAGTAACCATGACCGGCAACAGGTCGGAAATCAGCTCCTCCGACACCGCGAAAGCCTCGTCAATGATTACCAGGTCTCCCTGTAACCCACGCCCTGAGGTGCGCACCCGGGATAGGAAATCCAGCCGCCGACCATCTTTGAGGATGATTGCCGTTTCCCGCGAATCGGGCATGCGGGCGACCATATCCATCCACTCAGGTATGGATTCAATAATTTGACGGATAGCTAAATATTCAGCGTGAGCTGTTTTAAACAGATGGGCTGAAAATACAAGCTTTTCCTCACCAAATAGGAAAAGTCCCGCTAGCAGGCGCGCCCTGACAAGGGCGTTTTTCCCATTTTGCCGCGGCACGATCAGGCATACGCGAAACGCTTGCCATCTACCAGTGACCGGATCTTCCGCCATAGCATTATTGGCCACGATTTGCTGCCACGGCATGAATTCCAACCCGGCAATGCTAGCAATATCAGCTAAGTCTTCTCCGGCGGTTGATTCCCATTGCGGAGCATGGAAATACCGGGGTATCTGCTGTCCAACTTCTTCATCATGCCGCGGATTAAATAGAGATTCCGGCACCTCTAGCCGTGGATCCGCTGGATCCGCTTCTAGGACTGCCGTAGTCACGACATCGTGGCTTTCTTCTTTGCAGCTTCCCGGCGCGCCGCCCGCTTTGCCTGTAGCTGATCCATAACGCTGCTGGATTCACTGATGGCTTTAGCGGGTTTGAGGACACCTATTTTCCCCAGGTTGATAGCCATAGCGGCTTGCAGCTGGCGGGCTTCGGCAATCATATTATTCACGACGACTTGAATTTGGACTTCCCCATCGGCAGTTTCGATTGGGTCCCCAAGCTCAAACCACAGACTACTTGAGGACGACAGGGCGCCGGCTAGCCGGTCAAGTCGGTCTTTCATGCGACACGCTTCCATGAGGAGAATATCCCCTACAGGATCTAGTTCATATGCACTTTTGATAGCAAGCCATAGTTTTTTCCCGGAATCGCGTAGATAGCCATCTTGTAGGGGGTCGTACTCCCTCTTGCTCTTGCGATGTGGTACGTTTTTCTTTTCCAGCTTCGGCGTTGTGGATTCGTTATTGTCTTTCTTGGGTCGCCCACGCTTCTTCGTGGTGACTGGCTTGGTTGGTTGCCCGGCGCGCCGGGCTTTCATGTATTCGGCGGCAGCGTGGCGGCATTTTTCGCAGCTTTCTTCTCCGTGGCGTTGGTGTTGCCGATAGCCGGATACTGTGCCGCATTTTGCCCGGTTTTTCGCGGGTTTTTTCACGCCTCCCCCTCATGGTGCCTAATTGCTGATTGTTGTTAACCGCCCCTACCTGGTTAATGGCGGTTTTCGGCTTTCATCAGCTGTTTTACAGGTTTAACACGGTGTGATTTTAGGGGAATTTTTTTCGTGTTAACCCCTAGGCGACATTCCCGGCGCGAATGTGTATCGCATTACCGGGAGGTGAGAGGATCCGGGGCGGCGGGGGGTACCCCCCAGGGTGCCGCCCGGGAATTCGCCATGGTTTGGTTGCGACCTGGGGTTTTGCGGCTCACCAATCGAGGAGCGTGTCAGCCGGGCGGCGTCTGCCGTCTGATCGTTCGGAGTTGCATTTTCGGTGTGCGGGGCGGGTTTCACCCATCAAGCCGCCTCCGGTGGCGAGTGCGATAATGTGGTCGAGTGTGAAAGCCATCTGGTGGGATGTGGGTAAGCTCATGTCGATAGGGTCGCCGCAAATCCAGCAAACGGCTTTCGAGGGGTCGCGCTCTAGCTGCCTTCTAACTCGTTTGACTCGCTCACGATACTGATGTGTGACTTTTCTCACGTTACGCTGTTTGCCCATGGCCCAGCCCCTCTAGGTACAGCTTAGTTGCGTACGATGCTTGTAATTTTTCCCATGTTGGCCTGCGAACATATTGTGATCGAAGTCCTTTGATGCGCCAAATAGTGTCCTTGGGAAGTCCAACGATTTTCCCGATTTCCCGGAGTGAGAGATCAAGCGAAACAATCTTTGCCAGCAGCTCCAGCGCCTGAGCGATAGGCACAGTGCCGCCTCGTGGCGCCGGTGGTAATCGGTGGCTCAAGAATTCCTGGTGGTGGCGGGCGCAGAGCCCAAGGCTTGCCGAATCATTGGCGACTGCCGGAAGGTGGCAAGTGATATGTAAGCATTTGCTGGGCATTTCCCCCCCGTGGCGGTGCGTGTGGTACCATGGATCGTGTTTCTCCAATCCCCCCGCTAATCGTGGCGGGGGTTTTGGTATATACAGTGCCGCCTGGTGCGAGTCCCAGATGCTAGTATAGCTGGTGTGGCGTAGCCTACAATATGGGATATGAAGAAACCCCACCAGGGAAAACCTGGTGGGGTTTACTTTAGGATTACCACTGCTCTAGGAATCGGCGCCATCCCTCACCGAAAATCGTGGTGATTTCCTCTGGATCCTCAAGGCTGGTGTAGAGGGCGCCACCATCGAGGTAGCTAAGCTCGACCGTGCCGGCGGGCGGATCATCAGAATACGGCTCTCGGTTATCGGTGTATCGCACGATGCTGATAGCGATTTCCTCATGGTCAGGGTCCGGGCGAACTGCGTTCCAGTACAACTGACCTTGAATATCAGTGCCGGTTTCCGACCACGCTAGGGTTTCAAGGTCGTAGGTTTTGAGCTGGTTGCTCATAACGTTTCTCCAATCTTGGATCAGGTGGGAGGCTGTTTCTCCCATGTGCCTGATGATTTTAAGTATACAAACCCTCGGATTATTTGTCAAGCCCCCTTGCATAACGGGGGTGATTTGGGGGTGAAATAGTGAGGTTTGGCCTGGTCAAGCTGCTAGCTGGCAGCGCTGATTATTTGCCGCACTCGTTCGCGTGATATGCCGGTGAGCTCTGCCAGATGGGTGTTGGGAGTACCGGAAGCTGCCAGCTCACGTATCAGGGCATCGCGTTCGGCGGTGGTGGTTTGAACCTCCCTGGTCAAGGTGTCAAAATATCGGCTTTTGCCGTACAGCTCTGCAAGCTGCGGCGTGGACGGAGTGATAACAATCAGCCGGGAGGGGGCAATATTGTAGCAGGCGGCGGCATAATCAGTGAGGGCGTTATCATGCTCCGGCGGTTCTGGTAGCTGGTAGCCCCGGCGCGCTCCGTAGGCGGTGAGCATGGCTACGATAGCGTCGAAATCCTCGTGGATATATGTGGGAAGGCCCTTTTTTCGTGGATGGATAAGGTACATGATAGAGTCCTTTCTACTCCTGTTATTGTGAATAGCTGGGGTGCAGCTCATATCCCCCACCAGGTGAAACTTGGTGGGGGAATTTTTAAGCACTTCTACTGCTATTCTTCGTCAAAATCCCAGTCAGAAGCGTTTTCGGCGGCGTAGTTGTTGGCAAATTTTTTCCATGCCATTCGGCCAAAGAGTGCATCCAGTACAGGCCAATCACGGCTGCTTGTACTGCAAAAATGCTTGCGACCTGCGGTTACGAGGATATCGGCGTGCGGCTCTGGCTGTTCGTAATCAAGGTATGTGAGTGCTCGAAGCGTCACAATGTTATCGTTTTCACTATCAGGGTCCGCTGGGGGGGCAGCGTAGAGGTCCCGGGCGATGCGGTAGAGCCGCGGATCTTCAAGGTTTGTTGTGATTTCAACCTCGATTTCGCCGCAATTTCGGGTTTCTTCCCAGTTCAAAGCGCTGATATCGAATGCGGGTTCAGGGTTGTTGCGTGACCGGTGGTCGTTTTGGTGTGGGTCTAGCATGCGAAAATGTCCTTTCGAGATCTGGTGTTTTGCGCGTTTTGGTAAGCGATGCGCGCCCCCGCTGTTGCCGGGGATAATAAGCCCCGGCGGTTTGGGTTACCGGCGTGTGGTGAGGTCGTGGGCTGCGATTACGGCTTGGTATGCGGTTTCATCCTCGTATGCTGGTGCGATAACCAGATGGTCGCCATCTGGGCTGCGGAGGACGGTTTCGGCGATGCCTTGCAGGTCGAAATCGCAGGCGGTTTCCTCTCCGCCTAGGTAGGGGATCAGGTCCAGATCAATATAGGCCTGGTGGTTGATCCAGTAGGTGCCGGTGTCCCAGGTGCGGGTGATTTCGCCGGTGGTGGCGTCGATCTCGTGGATCATGGTGTTTCTCCAATCTTGGGTCAGGTGGAGGGTTTATTCCCTCTCGTCTGCCTGACAACTATCAATATACACACCAACCAAATTCCTGTCAAGCCCTATTGCGTAACGGGGGTGATGTGGGGGTGAAATGGTGGGGTTTGGGCTGGTCAGAGCCTTTAGTTATTTGGGACTGGCTTTTTGATCTTTTTATGTTTTATTTTTCACGCAACCCAGCTAAAAAAGCCTGACCAGGGGTTTTATTTTTGAAGCGTCTGAAAATATAACCCTTCTTCAAAAAAGAAAAATAAGTTAGATAGCCGGTTCGTTTGGGTTATCTCCCTCACCTAGCAGTGGGTAATCGTCTAGATGCTCTGCGGTTCTTCCCTCACGCACATGGTTGTAGCAGCACTTACACAAGCCGCGGGCTTCGTATGGCTTCAAATTTTGACACCTTAAACACACGTGAAGTCGCTGGCTGCGGCTCATTTTTTACCCCTATCCTCATACATGGCAAATGTGTCACCATGGATAACAACGCTTCGCCTGGGCCTGCGCCCGGTCTCCTCGTAAAACACTTGCCGTAAATTTGCGTCAGCCATTTGACATGCGGTTTTGTCAATTTCGATCATCGTCATTCGGTTGTGATATAGGTCATCTAGTTCATCAGGAGTTAACCCTGATATCTGCATCAATCGTGCTAGATATATTCCAGTTCCCCCAAAGGGGTCGGTTACCTGAACCTGGGGGTCAGCAAAACTCATGCCCCGGCGTTTTAGCACGTCAGCTAGGGCTCGAATCTGAAAATCCACGATCTCTACAGGCGTGACGACTACGCCATCCTGCTTGCCGCGAGAAGCGTTTTTAGCAGCGGTGTAGTCCTGATATGCCTGAGCTAGAATTTCTTGCCAAATCACTTTAAAATCAGGCTTTTTATCCATTTAGCTGCCTATAGAGAATCTGCGTATTGGATGGGCCATAAGGAGGATAATGTTTGGGTTTATCCATGTCACAAGAATAAGACTTACCAAGGCGCGAAAAGCACGCATCTTATCAATTATTAGTTCAAATTGTTCATGGATTTGAACTATCATATCCATTTTTTCTACTTTTTCTACAGTGATACGCCCTTTTCGCCGGTCCCACTCTAAATATTCATGGAGTAAATCGCTCTTCCAATTGTCTGTATTTCCCAAATTAATCACACCTTTTATTGCCTGAATCGTTTAAAAGTTAGTGACAAAGGGTGAACCGTGTATTTTTTCCCGTTTAAATCTTTAACTACGATTCGTTCATGCATTCTGGGCTGAATTTTCATGAACAAAATTGTTACTTCCTCACCATCGCTCAGCCTATTTTTATCTTCAAATTTCCATTTTTTATACTGTGCCGTAGCCCCATGAAAAACACGATTAAAAGCATTTGACCAGCCACCTTCATAAAATCGGCAAAACATTTCACTGATGTTTTGCAAACAAACGCCGTAAATATCAATTTCCAGGATTTGTTCGTTATTTTCAGTCATTATTCCTCCGTTAAAACTAATTCGATATCATGTTCTTTGTCGTCGATAGCGGTAAGTAATCGTCCTTCTTGGTCGATAAAGAATGCTTCCCAAATTGACCATGTGACTTCAGTGAGATCACCAATGTCTTTTTTGGAATTTGCTTTTTCGATGCCTGCAAAACGGTATTTATCACCATTTTTACCGGAGAATACCTGACCAAATAATTCGCGGTTTACTAGGCGCCCGACTTGTTCTAAATCAGTTATTCGACTCCCAATTTTCTTCTCTAGACTCCACATAATTGAACTCAAAGTTTGACCGTTAAGCTTTTCACCAATCAATTCAGCTATTTCACTCATTATTTGCATCCTAACCGTAGTTCAACAGGGGTATTAGGGCTTTCAACTGCTTTAAGCAGGCACCCATTCGTATCAATAAAATTGATCTCCCAAATCGGCGATGGCACTTCCATAAAATCAGTCATTTTATCCTCGATAATGCCCGATAATTTTATGCCGGCGAATTTGTATTGGAACCGATGCCGGTCTGTAAATATCCTTCCGAACAATGATTTATTCATTACACCTGCTATTTTCCTCAGGTCGATGACACGAACGCCGACTCCGGTGTAGGTAATCAATAGTATTTCGGTTAAGGTTTTTCCAAAAATATTTACGCCAAATGCGCTGTTAATAATAACAGAATTTTCATCCATTATTTTCCCCTATTCTCCAATATTTAAAACAGGTTTGTTGAAAACCGTAAATGATGTTTTATTATTTTTACCGTGCCTGGTCCCATATAGCATTGGGTAGGGCGCTAATTCTAAAACCTCAGCTAGCGGGATGTTTTCTGAGCACCATTTTAGCGTTAGGGTGCCGCCCGGGCGGAGCACACGGAAGCCCTCCGAAAGCCCAGCCGCTAAATCCTCCCGCCATGTGGTGAAAAGGACACCGTATTTTTGCCTCATCCAACCAGTTTCCCCTGCTCTGGTAAGATGCGGAGGATCAAAATTTACCAGGTCAAAGGTGTCATCTGGGAATGGTAAAGCACGATAATCAAACCGGATATCAGGTTTGATATCAACCCGCCTACCATCTGAGAGAGTATGGCTTTCCGCTCGCAGATCACCGTAGATAGTATCGGGATTGCTTTTTTGATGCCACATCATGCGTGAGCCGCAGGTCATATCCAAAATCACGGGATCATCTCCGCATTACGGGTGAGCCCGGCGCGCGCCCGGTAGGCCTGTTTTTCCGGCGTGTCGGGATAGTCGGTGTCGGTTGCCCATTCGGCATAGTCTTCTGGCTGGCTGCCGGCGTCTGGGTCGCCCCAGTAGCTGCCGGCTACTTCGATGTAGTCGAATACTTGTTCGGTGATTTCGTGGCATGCTAGGCAGATTTTGAGTTCGTAGATGCCTACGTCGATATCGGTGTATTTTTCGATGCGGTATTTTTCCCTGGGCTGGATTAGTCGGTGACATGCCCAGCAGCGGTGTTCTTTGCGGGCGCGCCGGGTGCGGGCGTCGATTTTGTTACACATTATTGTTTGTCCTTATAGATTTTGAGTTGCGCGCCGGGTAGTGGGGGGATAACGTCGTGGCGGTTGAGGTAGCGTTTTTTGGCTATCCATGTGGTGATTCGGGTTTGGTCTTTGAGTACGCCGGTTTTTTGCAGTGATCCTCCCAGGTTATGGCATAGGTCGTTTAGGTAATCGCCGGTTGCTGGTAGGGAAAATTTCGGGTGCCGCGGTACAGGGAGTAGGAATATTGCTTCTACGATTACTGGTTCGTCAATTGGGGCGATGAGCTGCCGATTTTTGAAAATGATTAGTTGTGCCTTGGTGACTTCCCGCCATTGGCGGGATCCCGCACCCTCTTCGCGTTGTGATTTTGGGGGTTTGGGGTGCCCAATGATGCGGCATTCGAATATTAGTTCGCCTCCTTCTGGTAGGGGATCGTTGTATCGTGGCGTGGGCCTCCCTAGGCGGCTGATATCGGTCACTATTTGCCTCCTGTCGTGGGTGCGGTTTCGGCGCCCTGGTGGGCTGCTGGTGCCTGGTTTTTCGTGTTAGCGGCGGGCTGGTGCCGGCTCCACCGTGCCTGTAGCTGTTCCCTGAGGGCGGAGGGCATGCCCCGGCGTGGCTCCGGCGGTGTGGCCACGATTAGCGGCACCTCACCGGTGTGGTCGCAGTGCGTGACGACCTGGTGACCATTCGAATCGGTTACAGTTATCATCCCAAGGTGATCGCAGAGGTCACAAGCGTTTATTGCGGCTTTCCGGTTTTGTTTTTCCGTGTGGGCGCGCTGCTTGAACCATTCGCGGGCGCGGGCGCAGGCGTGGCATGCCGGTACTTGTTCACGTGGCAGCCCGGCGTGGTCGCGGCATCGCGGATCCTCTGGGGTGGACCAGTCGGCTGGGTTTGTCCCCTCGGCGCGCTCTAGCGCCCGCTGTGCGGGGCTTGAGTGACGATTTGGGGTGTGGGTGCCACCGGTGGCGGGTTTGGCCCACTGGGAGGCTTCTAGGGGCAGATTTTCGTGTGTGCTGGGCAGTTGTGCGCGGTGGTTCTCCAATGCGGCTAGTTCGGCCCATGGGTCTTCCGGCACCTCTGTGGCGGCGAAATCGCCTAAATCTTGCAGGTCAAGCCCGGGTTCTTCTGGGAATTCCTCCGGGGCACACATCCAAATTTTCGGCTCTTTTTCCTGCTCAACCTGGTTATTTCCCTCGTCTACCGGCGCGCCGGTTTGGTCGTTCTCCTGGTGCTCTGCGGCAGCTGGGATTGGGTCCTCCGACTCTGGCTCTGGATCTGGCAGTGGTGTAGATGGTGTGGTGGGGGCGCTGCCGGCGGTAGCCGGCGTGGTCCCACTGGAAATTTTTTGGGAGGAGGGTTCCCCAGCCCCGGGATCACCCGGCATGGGGCCAGCCTCGCGTGCGTGCGCGCACGTATCCCCTCCCTTTTCTTCTTCTTGTACTTCTTCTAGGGGAAACGATGACTCGTGCGCAACCGATTTGTTTTCGTCACTGTGGTGTCCGTCGATGACCACCGCGGATTTTTGCAGGTAATGGGAGTTCCGGCTGCGAGATTTGCGTTTCGAATCGCGGTTTTTCTCTCGCCGGTTTTCCACCTCTTCGCGGGACAAATTGTAGTCAAAATAGTCATGAATGAAGTACCTTTTGATACCGTTTTCGACCTGTTCGATCCATAATCCACGCTCCACGAGTTGCCGGATTTGAGCTTTGGTTGCGTTCAAAAATTTCAGTCCGGCGTGGTCGATCCAGCCGTTTGTGAGACCGTTTTTCACCCATGCCAGTCCTTTTGACCAGAGCCCGTATGCCGCTTGGGACAGCCCAGCCATACGCGGGTGGAAAAGTGATGAGCATTCGAGTTTGGCGTAAGCCATTTTTGATCCTTTCAAACAGGTTTAATATTGATTTTTATGATGATTTTTTTCAACGTTTTTGATGATTGTTTTAATCATAATCGCTGCATCTTGTGCGATGGTTTCAAACCGTAATAGGTTTTCGGCATCTTGTCAAGCGGTTGATCTGGTGTGATATAGTCAAGTCATGGATGACACCAAAATTATCGCCGAAAATATTGTTCGCTACCGGGTGAAAGCTGGCTGGTCGCGGGCGGAGTTCCAGCGGCGCCTAGCTGAAACGAAAACGCCAATTGGCATAATGCCGCTGCGCCAGATTGAAGCCGGTAAGCGTGATCTTCGCCTCCCGGAGGCGATAACTATTGCGAAGCTTTTCAATATTCCAGTGGAATTTTTAGCGGTTGAGCAGGTGGAAGCTGGTAATTCCGGCATGACGCTGGATTCAATCGTAACGTTTGCCGCTGCCCAGGCTACGCAGGCGGCACAAGCTGCGGAGGCGGCACAAGCTGCCGCCGCCATGGTCGCCCTGCAACGTGCGTATGCCTCAGATGATGAGAAAGCATTTCGAAAATCTGATCTAAGCAATGTGGGAAACCCCGCCGAATAATACCGAATTCAGATAGTAAAGCCGAAGCCCCTTAGTGGGGCTGTTTTTATAGGGCCTGTTTATCATTTTCGGGTGAGCGCTGCCGCACCAGTCTGCGTGATCTCTCGCTCTGGCGTGATATAGCCCGCGGCTAGCATTGCTTCCATGCCGGCGCGGGAAACTTTATTCCCCGCTGCGTACCGGCGGAGAGATGCTAGGGCTAGTTTTTGTTCGAATGTTTGTTCATTCATGAGTCTTTCTCCTTTGTCACTGTGACTTTTTGCGCCATCCCTAGGCGGCGGCGGAGCTTGGGAACCACCTTTGTTTTTGTCCAAACCTTGAAATTGTTCGCAAGTGGGGAATCGCTTTTACTGAGTGCTTGAAAAAGGCCTTTTTCGGTAATTACTTGAAATGATTGAGCATTGCCACCGCGGAATTCCATCAATTGGTAACGCTCACCGTCTGCTGGCGCTGCGAAATCATCAGGGTCAGAATGGCCTAGAACTTTCGCTACAGTATCAACTCTCCAATAGGGCCTATTCTCAAATATTGGTACTCGAATTTCCGCGTATTCTTCGGGGATACCATTGGGGTGAAATTGAAAAATATAGGTTTCGCATGGTGATGAATTAACCATTATTTTCCTTTTTTTCGCAGAATCTCAGTATTTCAAGCCACATGCTGCGGTAGAAATTTCGCTCTGCCCATGCGGTTAATTCTGAATCTCGTAAAATAGCCTTATCGAACATATTCACTAGTAATGCTGCCGCGGCCATTGCGGTAACCAGGGGGTAAATATCGTATTGATTATTCGGGCAGAAAAACAAGATCACGTGCGAAAACGAAGCAATACCAAGTAGCACTGAAATCGTTTTCTCGAAGCGTGACATGCACGACCACCCTTTTCGAACATAACGAACAAACTTTCGCATAGAATACTCCTATATCTAGATATTGCCGCCCTTGACACCTCGGGCGGGGCTCCCCGGCGCGCCGGGGCATTTACTATGCTTCTTCCTCTTCTTCGTAGTCGGGTTCGGCGAATGCTTCGGGGTCAATTCGGCGGCGAAACGCCCGCTGGGCGTAGATTTCCGCTTGGTTGATATGGTGCATAGTGAGTTTGAAATCGACTATTTCCTCGGGGGTTTCTTGGTCCGGTAATGTGCCGAGAAGAAAGCCGGCAAATTCATTGAATTTCAGCAGCATTTCCCGTTCGATTTCCCACAATTCTTTTTTAGCCATTTTGCCTATTTTTCCCTTCCTGATGCATGTTTAGTGAGACCTTGGAGAGGATATAAGCCTGTTCAAGGGCACTAAATACGAGGTTATTAATTTCTGCGTTATCTTCCGGTAAAATCATTTTTAGGCGTTGTTGAATCCAATATAATTGCACTTGGATTTTCGTTAAGACCAGCTCTTTAGGTAGCTCTTCCAGACGCTCCGGTATGCCACGTGAATTGGTATAGGGCATGCTCTCAATTTGGTTGGCTGCCACCTCTCGGATAGCTGCTGCGTATGGCTCATCGAGGATCTGAGTAGCGGGGTTTAAGTCGTCGTATGGGATCAGGTCTTTGTGTGGATCATTTGGGCGGCATAGTAGCCGCCATGCAGCCCAACCGTCGTGGATGTTTTCCGCTGTGGTGTTTAGCCCTGTTACTCGTAGCAGTAGTGCGTAGATTATTGCTTGGCCTGGTAGCAGTTGCCCGGCTACGTGCGCCCTGATTTTGCCGGCGTCTTCCTCTAGATAGGTGATTATTTGCTCTTCAGATTTGGTATCAGGTTCGATATTTTCGAGCTTTTGGGGGTCGGACATTTCTTTTCCTCCTTGTGTTTACTGCTGCACTAGCGGGCGTGCCCGATTGGTATATTGCGCTGGTTGCGGGAGCTCAACGTTCCCGCCTGTTGCGTCGATTAGTGCCTCCTGGGCTTGTGCGATGGCTTCCGTGACTCCTTCTCGGAGATCGTAGCCCTGGGCTGCGTATAGCTGTAGTTTTTGCAGCACAACCACGAGCATATAGAGCTTGTCCGGCGCGCAATCCCAGGGGATAAACATGGGTAGCATTTTCACTCCTTAATTAAACGTGGCGTTTTTACTAGCAAAATCATCAATATCAATTGTGCTAATTCGCAAACACCTTCTTTTATCGGAGGAAAAATAGCTAGCCCTGAGCTGTTTTTCATCAATCAGTTTTCGAATTGTTGATTCCGAAATGCCCATATAGTGGGATGCCTGGGCGATTGAAAGCCATAGTTGGCCCCGGGCTGGTGGTCTTACTTGCGAACTCATATCCTCTACTTTCGTATAATTTCCGTATTTTTAGGCGCATTTTTTCTCTGGCTAAAATCTTCCTGCGGAACTCTGACCTCCCTATTTGACGAGGGTAATAATAAAATACTATTTGCCCCATGGGTTTTCACCTGGGCCAAATCGAAAATAGCGCTTTTCATACTCTTCAAGGATCCGCCCTAAAAGATCAAGGGGAAAATGGACTTCTTCGCCCTTATTTTTCAGGCTCCACATGGTTAAAAACCCGCGGTTAATAATGATGTGAAGGTGGTCAAAATTGCATATTTGATCCGCCTTTTGCCCGGCAGCAATCCTATGGATTTCCCATATGTAGCCCAGCACTTTCACATCCTGCGGATAGAGAAGAATTTCGCCCTGCTTAGTGATAATCCGAATACTTTTATTCGGGTACAGCATGACTGCTAAATCATCTTTAACGCTGATGATATCTATACAATTGCGGGCGAATTCTTCGGGATGTGGAAACATCATTTATCACCGACTCTCAGCGGCACTGGCGTTGGAACCGCAGTGAAAATTATGGCTTTTTCCCAGGGAGAATTTGCCAAATCGGCAACCGCTACCAGAGTGTCGAGGGAGGGCATGCGTTCCCTCTTACGCAATTTCCGCAACGTGTCGTGGGAGATTCCTAACGCTTGGGCGAACTCTTTTTCCGTTTTCGCCCCGGAATTTATTTTTGCCTGATCCAAAACAACAGGATCCAAATATTTATACAGCCCTTTAGTACTGCAATTTTTGCCGTCCATAAAGCAAGTATTGCCGATTACCCCTATTTATGCAACCTTTAGCAGTGATTTATGCAATATTTGCAGGCAGTAACCACTGCAAAGATTGCAGCGGGATTGACGTATCAATAAAATTGAGTACTATGTATATTCCGACTCCCCAGCCTCAACTGTGGCTGCGAACCATCACCACAGATAGCCAAAACGAATTATCCAGGAAAGTAGGAATACCCGAAAGGACCCTCTATAACCAAATACGTAAAGGTCGCCTGTCCGCCGAAAATGTCCTTAAAATAGCCGAAGTCTATAACATCCACCCCCTCAGGGCACTAATAGACAATGGCTACGTGGATGAAAAATGGGATAAAGACGTCGAAACCTACCTCACTGCCGCCTCTCCGCGGCAACTCGCTGACGCTATGATAAAAATCATAGAGGACACACAAAAACGTGCCGGAATCATCCCCAAAGAATTCACCGACCCCATCGAATAAACAAAATGCCCCGGCGCGCCGGGGCATAGAGTGTGTTTTT